GTTACCAGAATAGAAACCATATTGTTTAACAACTCTAATGGTGGAGATATACCATATTTCTATGCAGGTATGCCTGAAGTAGAGCATAATGTAGACGCAGGAATAGATAATGTTTATGTGTCAAGAATTACTGTTCCAGTGCTATATGAAGAGGTACACGAACGATTTGTAAGATTTATTACATCTAATGATAAATTCTTTGTAACTTCAGATGGACTTTTTTATATTGTAAGGAGTTAATTATGGCTAAAAAATATAAATTAAAAGATGGCTTACTGCCACGCAAACCAAGTTTTTTAAAATTGGGAAAAGAAAAATGGTATTTATTAAACAGTGGTAAATCAGTAGAATTAGATATTGTGCCAGAATTAGCAAAAGATTATATCGAAGAAGTAAAGTCAAAAGCAAAAAAAGAGGTAAAGAACGATGGCGAATAGTAAAGTAAGTTTTAGTCCAAAAGATTTTCAGTTAGCGATAGCTCCTGAAACAGGAGTAGGTACTGCAATAGAAGCAGCAGGTAATGCAACATTTGAATATATTAATATTGATTCTATCGAGTTTCCTGCATTAAACCCACAGCAGGTATTAGATGTAAGACACGGAACAGGTAGAACATTAAAAGCAGTTGATATGTTTTTAACAAACAAATTAACTGTAAAAGAAATTAGTTTTTCAGGTATCGCAGATGATACTATTTTACCAATGCTTTTACAAAACATTACTCAAGAAACTTCTTCAACTTATGATATTGAGTTCAACTACGACCCATCAGAAATTAAAGTAGGAGATGTTTATTCTGACAATACTGGTACTTTTACTGTGTTAATTGAATCACCACAAAGTGGCTATCAAATGCAATTTGGTGGCTGTGTATTAACCTCTCTTACCATTAACGCAGATATTGGCGAAGAATCAGGAAGAGTAAAATTTTCAGGAACATTCAAATCTGGTATGATACCTAATTTATCTCCAACAGATTTAGCACCTTCAAATGGTACATCTCACTTCAATTCTAATTACTTTATGTCCGATTATGGTGACGCAGGTGATTCAGGAGCAGATACAACCATTGCAGGTATTGCAGACCCAATTTTAAAATCATTCAGCTTCACGCTTGAAAACGATGCTCAATTTATGGGCTTTGATGCAGCAGGAAACTATCAAGTAATTGCAAGAGCTTTACCAGAAGTTTCTGCAACATTTGATGCAACAGTTAAATATGATGACGAAACAGCAAGATTAGTTGAGGACTTCAACAATCAATCAACTGGTACAGTTGCAAATACTTTAGCAGCATTAACATCATCAACAAGAAATGTAGGGGTGTCAATGCCTACTTCTATTATTACAGATGTTAGTTTTTCTGAAGAAGAAGCAATGTTCTTATCAGTTAGCTCAAAAGCAGTTGCTGGTACATCAGGTAACCTTGTTTCAATAACCGAAGAATAAAACAATAAAGGATAATCAATGTCTAAAAAAATAACACTCAAGAGTGGCAAAAAAGCTACCCTTGTAGAAATGTCTGTAGACTCATTCGATAAATGTATGGACTCTGTAGAGTTTGTAAAAAAAGATGGCGAAGCAGCAATTAAAAATCAATTTGCATTAAGTACACTATGGATTAGAAATGGTGTAGATGGTGCAGATGATAAGTTCATTAAATCTTTATCTATTGAAGATAGAGTAGAATTACAACTAGCTATTCAGGATTATAATAGCTTGGGGGAATAGATTCCCTCTCACTGGAATTAAATATATTGATAGATGATTGGTGTGAGGGTTGCAAATATTCTACCTTTCCATATAAAGCTAAGTTACCTCTTAAAAAGAATAACAGCGTTCACACCTTTGCATCTATGGACGATGTATGGTATGTTATCAATCTCTTAAAAGAAGAATTAGAAGAACATAACGAAACAGCAGAAAAGAAGTTTGAACTACATCAAACTATTAAGTCACATCTACCTTTTTTTGCTTGTCCTAATCATTTTCTAACCAAAGAATCTCAACGAGATATTAAAAGATATACGTATTCACAGAAGATGAATGTACCTCCTTATGAAGGTTCTTACGGAAATCACCCAAAAAAATGGATTGATAAGTGCAATGTTATAGAAAAAATGTTAAATTATATCCAATCAGAACAATTTAAAAAGAACAAGTAATGGCAGATACAAAACTAAAAGTACAAATTCAATTCCAAGCGACTGGTGATAAAGAGTTAGCAAGAGCATTTAAAACTGCTGCTGTTGCTAATGAAAAGCTAGAGAAAGCAAATAAAAAACTTACCAATCAAAATAAAAAATATGCTAAGGGTGTTTTTGACATAACAAAAAGTAATAGACTTTTAGCAGGTTCTTTTGCTACTCTTAGAAGTAGATTATTATTGGTTTCTTTTGCTGTCGGTTTAGTTGCTGGAACTTTTGGTAAACTTGTTCAAAAATCAATGCAGTTCGAAAAAGTTAAAGTTCGATTAAATGCAATGTTTGGCTCTGTTCAAAGAGGAACTGAAGCATTTAACGCTTTTAATAAAATAGCTGCAACTACCCCATTTACATTACAAGATGTTGTAGAAGCAGGTGCTTCTTTGAAAGCATTTGGGGCTGATGCTGAAAATTTAATTAAACCTGTATCTGACTTAGCTGCATTTATGGGAACTACTGCAACAGAAGCAGCACAAGCACTTGGTCGTGCTTTTGCAGGTGGTGCAGGAGCAGCAGATATACTTCGTGAAAGAGGTATCTTGCAACTAGTAAGAGATAGTCAAGGTATTGAAGATTTAAGTAAAATTACTTTGCCAGAATTTAGAGCAGCGTTAGAAAAAACTATTACTGACCCTTCTATTGGAATAGCTGGAGCTACAGACAAACTTTCTAAAACTATGTCTGGTATGGTTTCAAACCTTCAAGACTCTTTTGTTAGACTTAGTGCAGCACTGGGTGATACTGTTATATTTTTCAGTGGAGCTAAAAAGATAATTCCTGCTTTAACTGGCATATTTTCTGGCTTGACCGAAGCTATAACAAGATTTAATGAAACAGACCAAGAAACTTTTTTGAGATTAATTTCTGAATTTTCTGATGCAGACACTATTCAAAAGTTTAGCGATGCCTTTGAAGTTGTTCCTAGCACTTTTGAAAAGGTAAGCGATGCTTTAGATGGAACAGAAAGCATTATGAATAGGTTTATAAAAACGTCAAATGTCGCATTTGATTCTATGTTTTATAAAGAATTTACCAACACGGTTAATACTGCAGTTGTCCCTGTGATGACTTTGGGAACAGCACTTGATAAAACATTTATATCAGGAGCATTGAGTGCAGAAAAAGGGGTTGAAAGACTTACTAAGTTTTTAAATGAAATGCAACGAGAGGTTGATATTCAAAGAGTATTATTAACTGGACCAGGCGATATTGCTCAATTAGATTTTTTAAAAAGTGTTGAATCATCAATTATTAACCCATTAAAACAATTACTGCCTAAAGCAATAGCAGAAACAGAACCAGTAGATATTAGCTTTGATGATTTGGTAACGTTCGGTGATGAAGAGGGAGATGATACTTCGTTTATAGCAAACTATGTACAACGAGAAGCTGAAAAGCGTTCTGAGTTAGCATCAGCCCTAATGGAAACAGCAGACCTTATTCAAGAATCTGAATCTTTAATTATACAGAACAGAGAAGATTTATTTCAAAATCATTTTAACAAAATATTAAATTTAGCTCAACAAAATATAGAGCAAAGAAAAAATGCAGAACTTCAAGCATTGAGAGATACAGACGCATTTAGAAATGCTAGTGCTGAAGAAAGAGCAGATATGGAAAAAGATGCTCTAAAAAAATTCAGAGAGCAAGAGCAAATTATATTTAGAATAAATCAAGCTGTAGAAATAGCAAAAGTTGTTATGAATACAAAGTCTGCTATGGCACAAATAACAGCAGTGATGGCACAAATAGAAGCACAAGCAGCATTGTTAAGAGCTAACCCAATTACTGCACCATTTGCTGCACAAGCTATGGCACAGATACCACTATTATCTGCAACGATGGGTGGTTTAAAAGCATCTTCTGCTATGCAAATAATGGGAATTGCAGCACAAAAACCTCCAGCATTTGCTCGTGGTGGTTCTTTTATAACTGGTGGACAACAAATGATTATGGTTGGCGATAATGCAGGTGGTAGAGAACGAGTAGACATCACACCTTTATCAAGTCCAGACTTTGGTGACGCAGGTGGTGGTACTGGAGTTACTGTAAATATTATGGGCAATGTTATCGGTACGCAAGAGTTTGTAAGAGATAACTTGTTGCCAGAAATTGAAAATACAATTAGAAACAATCTCGCATAATGTCGTTATCGTTTCCAGCAGGTTATAGCTCTAATCTTGGTACAGCAGTAAGAGAAAATTACTTGGTTCGTATATATAATAACTTAGGTAATTTTTTAGCATTATCTATGGAAGATACAGTTGTAAATAGTGTTCAATATTACGGGGTTCTTAAAAAAGCTCCAACGATTAGAGAAAGTGTAAATATAAAAGAAACAAGCTCTTCCCTGTCTAATGTTACAGTAGAAGCAGTTAATTGGCAATATACTGCAAGTAATCAATTAGACCAGGAATTATTATTTGGAGATAGACATTATATTAATCGAGAAGTGCGTATTTATTCTCAATTAGATAATGATTCTACAGAAGGTAATTTACTATTACTATTTAAAGGTAGACTTAAAAGCGTTTCATCTTCTAACAAAGTAGTTACTTTGGATATTTCACCTTTGAATCCATTAAAAGATTTAATGTACCCAACTGCAAAAACAGAAGATGGGTTATTCAGTCCAGTGGTATTTGGAGATTATACAAAACAGAACACAGCATTTCCTCACAATAGTTTATTGGGAATATCTGCTAACACTTATCCAGTGGAGGTTGCTACAGAAACAGCAGGTAATGTGTGGGCAATTATGCCAGACGCAGGTAGTGATGCTGCTGCAGGTTCTGGAATTTTACATTACAACGAATCCTCGCTAATACGAAAAGGAAGTGCATTTACACCATCTCAACTTATGGCACCATTTACTTCTGCCGAAATAAGAAATAACTCTGGAGATAGTAAACCCTATGTAACAGCACAAAGTGGTACAATTTATTTACGAGGAACAGAAGCAGATTTAGAAAGAAGTATTATTATAGAAACTATAAATAGTAGTAATGATTTTACTTTTTCTACTCTTTATTCAAATTCTGGTTCACTTACTGCATCAGATAGTGCAAATGCAGGAGAAGGAATACAGCAATATCAGAAAACTTATATTTGTGAAGGACTTGGTAAAATAGAACATACGCCAAGCTCTTTACTTTTTACTAATGGATTGTCATACAATTTAACTTTGACCAGAAGTGGTGGTGCTTCTACTGGAGATTTTAATTTTGTAAAACTAACTATAACACTACATTGGGACGATGGCACTACAGATGATATAGTCCATTATAACGAAACAGAAAGTGGTTTAACTGCAAGTTTTAATGATACTCTTTTTCCAAATAATGTGAATTTACTGACATCAACAAATGCTAACGGAAATGTTCCACAAAAAATAACTGGGACATTAGAAGTCAATTACGATGCTCCAGATTCAGGAGACAGTGGAAGTATTGCTTTAAGTGGAACTGTTTCAGTTTCACCACTAAAAGTTACTGCTACTACAAAAATAGTTACAACAGATACAACAGTGCAAAGCGATACAAATGTAAAAACAAATGTAAATAAATTATATGCTGCACAAGACGGACATCAATTAAGTTCTGCATTAGTAGAAAAACCAATCGTTGCTCATAGGTATCTGTTAGAAACTTTTGCACCTAATAGTTTTACCTCTGGTAATCGTCCTGCTGGATATGCAGACTTAAAAGAATACTTTGAATTATCTGGAAGTCAAGGAGATATGAATTATTGGCAACATAAACAAGAA